AAGACAATTATTAGATGCAGGAACTTTAGCTAATTTACCTGCTGGTTTTAAAACTAGAGGAATTAGAATTAGAGATGATGCACAACCATTACAACCCGGTGAATTTAGAGATGTAGATGCACCTGGTGGAAACATTAAAGATCAATTCATGCAATTACCATTTAAAGGACCAGATCAAACTTTACTTCAATTAATGGGAGTAGTTGTTCAAGCTGGTCAAAGATTTGCAAGTATTGCAGACGCACAAGTTGGAGATATGAATCAACAAGCCGCGGTCGGTACTACAGTTGCATTATTAGAAAGAGGATCAAGAGTAATGTCAGCGATCCACAAAAGATTATACGTTGGTCTTAAAACAGAATTTAAATTATTAGCAGAAGTATTTAAAACTTACTTACCACCAGAATATCCTTATGATGTTCCTGGTGCTACTAGACAAGTTAAAGTTGCAGACTTTGATGACAAAGTAGATATACTTCCTGTTGCTGATCCAAATATATTTTCACAAACACAAAGAATTTCTATGGCGCAAATGGAATTACAATTAGCGCAATCGAATCCTCAGATACATGATCTATACCAAGCGTATAGATCTATGTATGAAGCGGTTGGAGTTAAAAACATCAATGCTATATTACCTCCACCACAACAACCTCAACCCATTGACCCTGCACTTGAAGAAATTGCAGCAATGGGTATGAAACCTTTTCAAGCGTTTCCAGGTCAAGATCATAAAGCACACATTGATTCTCATTTAAACTTTATGCAATCTAACATGGTACAAAATTCACCTGCTATTATGGGTGCATTACAAAAAAATATATTGGAACGAATTAGTTTAATGGCCCAAGAACAAATTCAATTAGAGTTCCAAGAAGAATTAGCACAAGCACAACAAATGCAACAGATGTTACAACAACAACCACAAAATCAACAACTGATTCAACAAGTTACTCAGCTAACAAATACTATCAATGCAAGAAAAGCTGTCTTAATTGCTGAAATGGTTAAAGATTATATGGCTGAAGAAGAAAAAATTGTTAACGAATTGGGTAGTGATCCTCTAATTAAACTAAAATCTAGAGAATTAGACCTAAAAGCAAAAGCGGATGAAGCTAAAAAAGACTATGATCAAGGCAGAATTAGTTTAGACACTATGAAAGCTATACAAAATCAAGCTCAATTCGAAGATAAACAAGAACAAAACGAAGAATTAGCTGAATTAAGAGCTGATACTTCGCTAACTAAACAAATTATGTCTGCAGACGCTGCTTTGGAGAGACAACAAATGGCTGACCGAAGTAAGAGACACGATTTTGGTAGAAACTTTAAGAAAAATTAAGTATATTAACAATTAAGGAGAAAACTATGGATAAAGATTGGCAAAAAGGCGCAATGATGGTCAAAGAACCTAAAGTTACAAAAGAATTAGGTGTTGGCAAAGACGGATACCAAACAGGTGGCGTTAACATTTCTAAAGATGTGCCTAACATAACAGAATCTCAGACAGTTACTGTAAAAGGAACTAGAAGAATGAGAGCTGATAAAAAACCAGTTAAAGCTACTTGGTACTAACATGTGGTTATCGGCAATTAAATTAGCCGTATCTGCTGGAAGTAAAATTTATGCTAACAAGCAGAGGGCAAAAGTTGCAATGTCTGATGCACAGCTATTGCATGCAGAACGACAAGCGCGAGGTGAGGAAGCTTACCAGGGAAAACTCTTAGAAGCACGTCAAACAGATTATAAGGACGAGGTAATTTTAGCGATTCTCACGTTGCCCATTTTGGTGCTTGCATATGGGGTTTGGTCGGAGGATCCGGCTGCTATGGACAAGATAAAGATCTTTTTCGAGCATTTCCAGTCACTGCCGACATGGTTCACTAATTTGTGGATTTTGGTCGTGGCGAGCGTTTTTGGGATAAAGGGAACTCAGATCTTCAGGAATGGAAAAAAATAGACTTGTCTATTAGGATAAGTTATAGTAAAGTTAAGTAGGAGAAAATATTATGAGACAAAACGGAGTAAGATCAAATGTAAGATTTCCATACGGAAAAGGCGGATCTTCTAAAAAGAAAAAACAAGGTTACAAAGATAGAAAAGATGAATCTATCGCCATGAGAATTAAAAAGAAAAGAACTCCTGCACAGTTAAAAGCTAGCAGAGATGAATCTTATGGAAGATTTGGTTCTAAAGCTAAAAAAAGCGGAAAGATAAACAGGTAGTATAATGGCTAACACAAGCAGAATGAATAGACTTGAAGAACTTGGAAGAGTAGATGCAGAAAAAGCATATACTGGAAAAGGCAAAAGAAATCTTAGAGATGAAAAGAAAAGAATCGTAAGAGAGCTTAGAGCTTTCGGTGGCCCAGTTGGTAAAAAGAAACAAGGTTACAAAGCAAGAGAGGATGAATCTCTAGGCATGAGAACTGGAAAAGAATCCAGTAAGAAACAATCTATGAAAGATCGTAGAGATGAGTCTTATGGAAAATTTGGAAAACGTCCAAATCAAAGAATTAATAAAGCTGACGGCGGTTCTACAACTAGTAAATGGATTACTAAAAAGAAAAAAGAATCTCCAAAATGGATTACTAAAAAGAAAAAAGAATCTCCAAAATATATTACTAAAAGATCTAGAGCAGACGTTAAAGACAAAGCAAGACAACGAAGTGCTAGAGGATATAGAGATGGTGGTTCAGTAATGAGTAGAGGTCAAGGTAAAGTTATGAGAGACAGACCTACTTTCATGATTTCTATGAAAGACTAAATGCCACAATATTTTAATTCTACATCTGCAAACCCTAAATCTACAAAAGTTCGTAAAGGTTACAAAGATGGTAATTGGATTCAAAAAGCTATTAAGAAACCAGGATCATTAAGAAAGTCTTTAGGTGTTAAAAAAGGTCAAAAGATTCCAGCTAAAAAATTAAATGCAGCTGCAAAAAAAGGTGGCAAGTTAGGACAAAGAGCAAGACTTGCTAAAACTTTAAAAGGTTTTAAAAAGTAATGATTCAATTAATTAAAAAAGTAATACATAGATTATTTAGTAAATGCAAAGATACAGATTTAGTTTCTGTAGCTAATGTAACTGCTAATGTTAGACTATGTAAAATTTGTAAAAAAATCCACGTTTAATTAATTGCCTGTATGAAAGAGGCCATTTTAAAAGCATTAGAAGCTCGGTACGAAGCAAAGATTGCTGAAGCTGACGCAACTATGAAAATCTATTTAGAAAAATCTGTGGGAATAGGAGAACATCCTCAACATATTGATGAAATAGATAAATTAATAGAAACTATTGCTAACGCAGAAGAAAAATTAGAAGTGTTAGAAGAGTTTCGAGAACAAAAAGGAGAAGAGTAATCATGGATGACATGACAATAGTAACTAAGTTACAAAAACATTTAGGTGAGAATTTACAAAAAATAGGTGACTCACTTTTAATGGGTGGGGTTGACAATATGGAAAAATATAGATATCTAGTAGGTCAAGCACACGCTATACAATTAACATTACAGGAAATCTCTAACCTGCTAAAACCGAAGGAGCAAAAAGATGAGCAAGGAAACGTTATCGACATCGGCAACGGAAAAGACAGACACACCAAAAATTAAATTAGCACTTCAAGAAAAATACGAAGAAGAAAAAAGAAATATAGGTGAGGCCAAAGAGCCTTTACATCCAGACAACATAGGAACAGAAACAGTAGATCAACTACCTGTGCCTATGGGTTATAGAATTTTAGTTCTACCTTTTACACCAAAAGAAAAAACAAAAGGTGGAATATTATTTTCTCAAGAATCTTTAGATAAAGCACGAATAGCTACAACATGTGGTTATGTTTTAAAGATGGGAGATTTAGCATACAAGGACAAAGATAAATTTGGTGAACCTTGGTGCAAAAAAGGAGATTGGGTGATCTTTGCAAGATACGCAGGCGCAAGACTACCAATAGAAGGTGGAGAAGTGCGAATACTTAACGACGATGAAGTTCTAGGAACTGTTTCAGATCCAGAATCGATTCTTCATTTAATATAATAACATAGGAAGGAACTATGCCAGAAAAAGAAGAAAAGAAATCATCAGAAGAATTAGTAAACGTTGGCGAAACAGTTGGCGCAGATATTGATTTTGATGATAAAGGAGAACCGGTAAAACAAGAGGAAGTTGTAGAAGAAAAGATTGAGGTAGAAGAAGCACCAGCTTCGGACCCTCAAGATAAAACTTTCGAAAATGAAAGAACAACTAAACTCGATAAAAAAGAAGATAAAGACGAGTTAAAAGAATATAGTGATGGCGTTCAAAAACGTATTGCTAAACTTACTCGTAAAATGCGAGAAGCAGAAAGACAGAGAGAAGAAGCTGTTCAATATGCTCAAGCAGCTAAACAAGATAAGGATAGATTAGAATCTAAACTTTCTACTTTAGATAAATCTTATGTAAAAGAGTTTGAATCAAGAGTTACAACTAATATGGATGCTGCAAGGCAGTCATTAAAAGTAGCTATTGAAGCAGGAGACGTTGATGGTCAAGTTAAAGCTCAAGAACAAATGGCTAGACTTGCACAAGATGCATCTAGATTAGGTGCTTTAAAAACACTTAATGAAGAAGCTCCTAAACAAGAAAAACCTGTTTATCAAGCACCTACACCAAGAAGACAACAAACTGATCCTAAAGCAGAAGCTTGGGCTAAGGAAAATACTTGGTTTGGTACTGATTCAGCTATGACTCATACTGCTTTTGATCTACATAAAACACTTGTAGAACAAGAAGGATATGACCCTCAATCTGATGAATATTATCAAGAAGTGGATTCAAGAATAAGACTTGAATTCCCCCACAAATTTGATAAGATAGATGGTTCAACTACAGAAAGAGCTAAACCAGTTCAAAATGTAGCTTCAGCTAGACGTTCGAGCTCAACAGGACGCAAAAATAAAACTGTGAGACTCTCGCCATCACAGGTAGCAATTGCTAAAAGATTAGGCGTGCCATTAGAAGATTATGCAAAACAATTAAAAATCACGGAAGGAGCATAAAATGAAAAACGACGATATAAAAACCTCACGTGCGAGTCAAACTAGATCTAAAACAGATTCTAAAAAAGTTTGGACTCCACCCTCATCACTCGATGCACCCGAACCACCTGAAGGGTATAGACACAGATGGATTAGAGCTGAAACTATGGGTTTCCAAGATACGAAAAACGTAGCAGCATCTTTGAGAGAAGGATACGAATTAGTGAGAGCTGAAGATTATCCCGATCAAGATTTTCCAACTGAAACCACAGGTAAGTATGCGGGGGTTATTGGAGTAGGAGGCTTATTGCTGGCTAAGATACCAGAAGAGATCGCTAAGCAGATCGAAGCTTACTATGACAAGCAGACTCAAGACAAAGACGATGCTATCAACAACGATCTTTTGAAGGACCAGCACCCAAGTATGCCAATCAATCAAGAGAGGCAGACTCGTGTAACTTTTGGTGGTACAAAGAAATAGTCTTATAACAATTTCTAAGTCCAACAAAATATATTAACCAGAACTGGAGGCCGTTTCACGACGGCAGGTTCATAAGTAAAAGGAAAACAAATATGGCTAATACAAATACAGCTGGATTTGGATTAAGACAGAACATGACAGTTGGAAGTACTCCAGCTACAGGTGGTCAGTCTGAATTTTCAGTCCAGTCTTTGAGTACACTACCAAATGCTATGTATAAAGGCGATCCTGTTGGTTACCAAACAACTGCTGGAGCTCACGGAGCTACAGTTGGTTTCATACAAGACATCACATTCAATGCAGCAAACGATGACACCGCTACAGGTGCAGCGTGGACTTCTGCATTAGCACCAATCGTTGGTGTAATGAATGGAGCGTTTTGGGTAGACAACAATACTTCAACACCAACATGGAGCAATTCTGTTCCTGCTGGAACTGTTGCAGGTACTGACTACAATACAGGAACAGCTTATATAACAGCGTTTGTAAACACTAACCCCGATCAAGAATACACAGTAAGATGTTCAGCAGCATTAACTCCTGGGTTCACAGAACAAGGAGCTGCAGAAGCTTACAATTTAATTGATCAACCCGCTAGCGGTCAAATTAACGGACTTTCAGCTGCAACTTTAAGTGCAGGTGCGAACGTTAATAACGGAGCATTATACGTTAACAAATCAGCAGGAGTCCCAGGTCAAACTGAAGACGCTGCAGGTTATGACGTTGTTGTTTCTTTTAATCCTGGCGCGTTCTTATACAACTAATAGAATAAGGAGATAAATAACTATGGCAATATCAAGAGCACAACTAGTTAAAGAACTAGAACCTGGTTTGAATGCTTTATTCGGACTAGAGTATAAATCGTATGCTAACGAGCATGCTGAAATTTTTGACACAGAATCATCTGACAGAGCTTTCGAAGAAGAAGTGATGTTATCTGGTTTTGCAAATGCAGCAGTTAAACCTGAAGGCCAAGGCGTTCAGTTTGATGATGCACAAGAAACTTTCACAGCACGTTACACTAACGAAACAATCGCATTAGCGTTTGCAATCACAGAAGAAGCTATCGAAGATAACTTGTATGACAGACTTGCGTCTAGATATACAAAAGCGTTAGCAAGATCTATGGCAAACACTAAGCAAGTTAAGGCAGCAGCAGTATTGAACAATGGTTTCAATGCATCATTTGCTGGTGGTGATGGAAAAGCATTATTTGCTGACGATCACCCAACTATTGCTGGTTCATTTAAAAATGAATTAGAAACTGGAGCTGATCTTAATGAAACTTCATTAGAACAAGCACTGATCGATATCGGTAAAATGACTGATGAAAGAGGCCTAAAAATTGCGGCTAGAGGAATGAAATTAATTATTCCTTCTGAGCTTCAGTTTACTGCTGACAGACTTATGAAGTCTGAAGGTAGAACAGGTACAGCAGATAACGACATTAACGCAATAAGAAACATGGGGATGATTCCTCAAGGTTACACTGTTAACCACTTCTTAACAAATGCAAAAAAATGGTTCGTTAAAACTGATGTTCCTAATGGTCTAAAACATTTTGTTAGATCACCTATCAAAACTTCTATGGAAGGCGACTTTGATACAGGTAACGTAAGATACAAAGCTAGAGAAAGATATGTTTTTGGATTCTCTGATCCAAGAGGCATATTCGGATCTGACGCTACGTAATAAATAATTAATTAGGGGCCGAACACAATTCGGCCCCTTTTTTTAAATAAGGTGAGAAAATGAGAAAATTCCTAGTAAAAATAAACGCCTATAAATATCACGCAGAATTTGAAGTTTTTGCGGAAGATAATGTTGAATCTATTGAAAATTCAATAGTTGACAAACTAGGAGAAAAAGGTGTAAAGTGGGAATATCTTGGAGAAATGATGGATCCCAAGATAAAACGCATAACCTATGAGGAGGTTAACGATGCAAGCACATCTAAACGACCTGTACAAACAAAAGAAAGTACTGGATCTAGAATGGGAGCAGGAGCATCTTAATGAGGGTAAATATACTCTCGATATGGTTAGGATTGACAGAAAAGTCAGAGAAGTAATTAGCCATATTAAATTAGCAGAGGCTAAAAAAGAGCATCTGATAAATAAGGTAGAAGACGCTGCCGCTCAAGTTTCTGTAGCTACTTAATAAACAAAAGCTACAACGCAAAAATTGCACAAATACCGTGGGCTCTCTTGCACTCTACTAAAAAATCATATATAAACAACGTACTATACATTTAACAATTATTAAATGTAGACGCGTATAGTCGACAACCCCTAGGGACTACATTTAAGATATCTAGGAGGATATTAATATGGCAAACACAACCTTTACAGGAAATGTCAGAGAAAACGGTGACGGTCTAAGAGATTCAGTCGCTGGTTCTATGGCAGCAACAGCAAATTTCCACATCGCTAATACTTTAACAGCAGGTGATGGAAGTGTGCAAAAATCAGAAACAGACACTACATCGGTAATTTTACCAAAAGGTGCGGTCGTTTACAAAATTACAATTTGGGACGGTGCAGCAGCAGCTGGTGGAACTATGGATATTGGATATAGTCCTTATGACACTGGTGTTGTAGTAGCAGATCCAAACGGATTTGCATCTGGTCTTGCAGTTGATGCAAAATCAGAAACAGCAGCAGTAGGTGCTGGTGGAACTGCAGGAGCAGCGTTAGGTGGTTTTTCAACTATTGTTAACGGTGTTGAAAAAGGACCAGCGGTGGTAACTGCAGCAGGTCAAAGAGAACAATTACTTGTTACTCACACTGCAAATGCTTCACAAGCCGGTTCTGCAAGTGGTACTATTTTCTACTTTGTTGCAGACGAAAAAGACGGCGCTGAGTCAGCGTAATTAATTAATTAAGTGTGGGCTTCGGCCCACCTTAAAATTTAACAGGAGAAAATAATTATGAGTACATATCCAGTAGATATAAAAGCC